CCCTTACCTGTAGATAAATCTTCTAGAGGGAACTGCTCAGTATCAGTACCATCTTCAGTGTTTGGTGTCTTAGGATTTGGAAGACTAATTGATTGTGGTGCTTCTGCCTTCTCTTCTTTTTTCTTTTCTAATTCCTCTTGAGCAAATGCGTGCATTCTCTTAGCAAGATCAAGAGCATCATCAAATGTCTCTAAGTTTAATGCATCATCACGGAATACTACCTCGTCAGCGTTAAAAGGAACATCTACAAATCTACCAATCTTGTAGTGTAGGTTTAACTTGTCTGCTATGTTTAAGTTATTCCAATTAACATCTTCAACCTTAAAGAAATCTTCTTCTGCAAGAACATTATAACCACCAAAGAATGTCTTAGGAAGACCTTCATATCTACGCTTCATTAACTTCTCAATACGAATGTCCTCAGTTACATTTACAAAACTAAGAGGAACATCTTTAACAAAGTCCCAACGGTTAGGTGTGTATAGTGCATGACCTACCTCGTGAGCAATTAGCATGTCAACAACTAGGTTGCTGTTGTGATGCCACATTGGTAAAGTGAGAACTCTAGTCTCAACATTAAACTGTGCTGTGTCTACCTGACGATGCTCTACAATAAGGTCTTCTTGAGCAAGTAGTTTAGCGAGTGATTCTTTGACTAGGTTCATAATGTTGGTTGCTGTATACTATACAGTATAATAAGAAAACCGCCCCTTGGGACGGTTTAGTAGACACTTTATTAATTGTCCACGACGTTTCCTTGCTTGACGCAATGCCTGTGGTTTCAAGTGTCGCTTCTTTTCTTTTTTAGAATGGTGTTGCCAGTTAGGGACTTTCATCGGTCTTAGTTGTTTGCCATTTGCTAGGGACTACTGTGTACTCTTGGTGAGCGTGTAGTAAAAGATGATCAAGTTTCTTTTCAAGTGATTCTAACTTAGCAAGGATCTCTCCATGGTCATGGTAGTTTACATAACCTGCAGGATCAATGTCAAAGTCAAGAGACCCATCAGTACCAGTATTAATAGTTATATCACCTGTTGGTTCTTCTGGGAATAAACCAGGTGACAGTTTAACTTCTGTACCAGGTATAGGATTAGTGTTTTCCATGTTAATTCTCTAAGTGTTTTATTTATTCTTCTCTACTAATAACAGAGAAGTTTTGTTTCTTTTCAACACGTAAGGTTGAAGCAAATTTATCCTGTAGGGATTCTGTCTTATGAGAGATGACAAATACATTTGTCTTATCCGATACAGTATGGAGGATCTTTAGAAAGTCATCAGTACCTGAGGTGTCCAAACTACTATCAAAGATCTCATCTAAGATTAGCAGATTAGTATTGGCACTGTTTTTCATCTTGGCAATAGTTCTCCAAGTGAATAGTAGGGCAAGATCAATCCTCATCTTCTCACCCTCAGAGAATGAAGCATAGGTAAACTCATCTCTGAACCTAGACTTGATAGTCTCCTCAAAGTTTTCATTAAGATCAAATGATACATAGAAATCTAATTCTTTAAGGTATCTGTTGATCAACTGATTCATAACAGGCAAATACTTTTTAATAATACCTGCCTTGATACCAGTATCCCTGAGCATATTGGTAATGACATCGTAATCGTTACGAACTTTCTTAGCGTCAAGTAGGGATTCCTCTACCTTCAAACCATCGCTAGCTAGATCTTTTAATTTCTTTTTCTCTTCTTTTATATTAAGATTACCTCCTGTGGATATCTTATCCTCTATTTTCTTTATCTCCTTCTTCTTCCATTGTATCTCTTTATTATATGAATTGATTTTCTGCTGTATCTCTCTGAGATCAGACATGATAACTTGTTTGTCCTGTACCTTCTTGACAATAGAATCAAGATTACTTTTAAGTTTCTTTGTAGCAATATCTAATTCATTTAACTGTGTAGATATCTCAACCTTCTTGGCACTTCTAAGGTTTTTAGTAATTGCTTGTTCACAGGTAGGACAACTATCATGGTTCTCAAAAAACTTATACTCTTTATTAAATGCTTTTCTTTTGTCCTTAAACCTAGACTCATATATCTTGAGTTCATTTAGTTCTGTTTCTACATCACCATATGCTTCCAAACTCTTTTCATATGATGCAGAGATATCTAAGTTATCAGATACATTGACCATAATAGAATCAATCTCACCTTCAAGAGTTATGATCTCCTCTTTACGTCTAACAGTATTCGCAGAGGATTGTTCTTCAAGACTAGAAATAAATTTTTGTTGTAGTTGTACCTTCTCTTTTGCTAGATCGTATTGATACTCACACTCTCTAATATTTTCTTTTACTCCTTTTACCCTATCTTTCAATATAGTATTCATAGTAGAGAAGATACGAATATCTAAAAGATCCTCAATAACTTCTCTACGGTTGGGGGGGTTGAGTTGCATAAAAGGAACAAAGCATGACGATCCTAAGACCACCACCTGAGTAAATGATTTATAATTCAACCTCAGTATACTTTGCTCCAGATGTTTTTGCTGCTCATTGATCGCTGCTTCTTGGGAAAGCATTTGACCATCAAGATAAATTTCAAACAACGTAGGTTTGAATCCACGTCGTATCATATAGTCACGGGAACCAATACTAAATTCAATCTCAACGAGCAGATCCCTCTCGTTAACCGCATTCACTAATTGTGCTTTGGTTATCTTACGAAAAGGTTTATTGAACAGACCGAAACAGATAGCATCTAGAAATGTAGATTTACCTGCACCGTTTGCTCCAACTATCAATGTAGCAGGACTTGTATCTAACTGTATTTCACTAAAAGCATTACCAGTTGAAAGAAAGTTCTTCCAACGTACAGTTTTAAATAGAATCATTCGACAAAAATTAATCCCTTGGGGGCACGACTATATCGTCAGGAGTGACAACATAATATTCATGACCGTGTGTAACACAAGCTTGAATTATCTCTCGATCATTCACCTCTACCACTGACATGTCTGGGAAGTCATCAGCTTCCAGAAGTCCAGCATAGCGTAAAGCGTCGTCTTTGTCAAGGAACATGTAAACAACCTTACCATTTGATGCTTGAACAGCGTAAGCACCCTCTTGTTCTTTGCCTTGTAATTGAAGAATGTACATCAAACTAACTCCAGTGCTTCCACGTATAAGGATTTTAATATACTTTTAAGTGCAGGTTTGTCAGAATACTCTATGTCATCAACATATTTTTCTAAAATTGTAAGAGTGTCTTCCTTTTCAATATCAATTTCTTCATTTAGATCTTGTTCAAACGATGGATCCTCTATAACTTTGATCTCATGTACACCTGCAGCATACAATTGACTAATAAAGAATTCAAATTTGTCAGAATCAGTCTTCTTTTCTACAATAATCTTTATAAAATTACTAGTATATTCAGCATAATTAAACTTACTACTATTTAACTGATCTTCATTATAGTAAATCTTAGAATATATCTCATAAGGGTTCGGTATAAACTCCAATTGTAGGGTTTCAGTATCAAATATATGGAAACCACGCTTACAATTATAGTCATTCCAATAGATTTGGTAGGGATTACCTAGGTATGTTATGTTCTCTCTCGTACTTCTTTGATGATAGTGACCTGAGAATACCTTATCAAACTTTCTATAAGGAGAAGTGGCAGCACCATGATCCATGATGTAACCTCTATGTGCTTCAAATCCATTGAGTTCTAGGTGTCCCATTGCTACTGGACACTTACTCTTTCCTATCAGATCATATGTTTCATCATGATTCTCTGAGTTTATCCAAGGTACAAATAGAATAGGTAGTCCTCCTATCTCTACTTCAGTTGCTTTAGAATATATTTCTACGTTATCATACTCTCCAACTACACTGACTAATGTGTTAACTAAATTAGTATCTTTAAAGTATGCTGTATGATTACCTACAAGAGAATGGACTGTAACACCCATGTCTTTTAGCACATCAAAATAGTTATGAGTTGCCCACTGTGCTGCCCATATATCTAAGTTTCTGCGGTTGTCAAATGTATCTCCTAAGTCAAGAACTGTTTTGATGCCACGTTTTTTTAGGGTAGGAAAGAATACATTTCTATAAAATTTCTTAAAGAAGTCATGGAATATTCTACTAGACTTCCTTGCACCAAAGTGTTGATCTGTTATTATTGCTATCTTCATCTTGACCTTAGTAATGGTGGAAGGTGTCCAGTCATATGCATTCCAAAAAAGTTTAGTGTTAGTCTAGGTTTAGTACCAAAAGTTTTAACTCCATGATGAGTTTTACCGTTAAACAATACAAATCTATTGTACACATTCTCAACGGTAACAGTCTCAGTATACTGTTCTCTCATAGAATCCCATGCTTCATTATAATGCTCAGGAATAATATCTTCTCCCCTATAGAGCATTTCTTTGTACTTCATCTCATCTGATGATTGATGGGAAAACCCATTGTGAGCAGTATATATTGAAGTACCTGAGTTGGGACAAGGGTTCTTTGTTAAGTATACTATGCCACCAAACCATGTGTCAAGGTCTTGATGTATCCAACCTTGATTTTTCTTATCCCACTGATCACCTGAGAAAGGTTCTATCTTTTGGAAATGAGCTTGCAACTCCCAGTAACTAGGTAATGAATCATGAAAAAGGTTATGTATTTTCTCACCAAAATATAAAAAGAACTTGTTATCTTCTACATGAAGTTGCTTAGTTCTTGTACCTGGCCAGTTTCCAGTATCAGGTTGATACCAATTTAATCCTTCTGCAAGCTCAACAATTTTATCAGGATCATCGAAGAAGTCATCTACGATGGTTACGGGATATGTCATGCATTACTAATTTTTATTTCTACGTTTTCCTTAATAGTATTATAGTCTGAATGACCTGTTTTGTCATCTGTATGAAACACTTGATCATATCCAGACTTGGTTAGAATCTTATTCTTTATCTCCAACTGACGTTTTTCTTTTTGTATTCTCCTCAAGAATGCATAGTATATAATCTGAGTAAAATAAGCAAAAGGGTTCTTAGACTTTTCTGGATTGAAGTTCTCTATGTATTGAACACAGTTCTCTATGCCATCACATATCATATCCTCACGAAACATGTAGTTGACAAAATTTGGTTTGTATGATAGGTGTGTAGCAATCTTTAAAAAACACTCACCAATGTAATTACTAATTGGTGGTCTAGATTCACCTGCTTCTTTTGCTTTAGCACACTGTGCTTTAAAAACAACAAGTGCTTCTAGAAATTCTTTATTGTTTACATAATGCTCACTCTGTACCCTTTTTCTAACGGCCATATCGGTTTCTCTTTGTCTATATTTTACAAGGTTTTAGGGGGAAAGTCAAGGGGGGCTTGACAAGTGGTAGCAAAGTGTGTACACTACGAGTGTGCGAGTTCAAGGGATGGTTATATACCAAATAGCTTATCTAAGTTAACTCTAGCTTCCTCTACGGTACTTAGGCGACCAGACCCATTGATAAAGTCACCGCCCAACTTCCTTAGAGACATGGCATAGAAGATCTGAACTTCAGTATCTACCTCTACTATAGTTATAACTTTATCCTTGGGTATAATAAACTCTTCTTCTTTAGAAAACTTCATCCATGGTTGAACCTTTGCACCAATTACTTTATTAGGAAGACTTACTTCCTCAACCTGTATAGGGTTTTCTACAATTAAATAATCTCCATTCACATCCTGTACATGTGTTACCATAGAAAGTATTTCTTCCCCAGAGACTAATTTTATAGCCGCGAGAAATTCTGGTTTCTTATCTTTATCTGATTCTGACATCTATAAACTCGTAGTTAAAGTTCTCTTCATTGTATATTTTTACTCTTTCAATAAGATGATTAAGGGTATAGTTCTTTTTAGAACCTTTAGATATGTCGTCTGCAATGTCATATAAGACTGCCTTAGTCTTATGATCTCCTTTTCTTAAGACCCTACCGATCGACTGGAGGTTCCTGATCTTCGATTTCGATGGCGAAGCAAAGACAACGTTATGTAAGTTCCGAATATTAATCCCAGTGCTAAAAGTCCCATAGGATGCCACTATAATACTGTCATGTGTAGTTTCAGCGATCCTTCTTGCCTTTTCTCTGTCCTCGGTATCGACCCCACCGTGTACTAAAAAGACTAATCTGTCTTCTCCTACCTTATTATTTATCATGTCAAAAAGGGGCATACCATGCCGTTCAACGTAGTTGAACAGGACGAGAGTGTTACCAGATAGGTCACAAACTAGGTTTCGTATGAACTTATTACGTCCTTCATGCTCAACAAGGTAGTCCATCTCCTCTTGATAACTATCAAAGGTAGTAGAATCATGCTTGAGTATTAGTACTTTGATTTCAAATTCAGAAAGGTGCCCTTCTTTTATAAGGGTTTCTGTCTTAGTAACCTTATCGACAGTACCAAATACACCTTCGAGAACAAGGCGGTTTGTTTGTGTACCATCCAAAGTACCTGTAAACCCTACGCGATATTTACAGTCGTAGAGTTTATTCATGATGCTTGTCAAAGACTTTGCCTTAAACAAGTGTGCTTCATCTCCTATTATAGCACCAAATCTTTCAAAATAGTTTTTAGGTAACTTATATACTGACTGCCATGTGGTAATGATCACATCCTTTTCAGACCTAGGATCAGTACCTGCATATACTTTATGACAATGTGCCTTTGCGTTCCAACCATAGTCCTCAAAGTCTTTGTACATCTGCTCTACCAGTGATGTAGTTGGAACTACTATGAGTGTTTGTAATTTCTTTGCTGTCCAGAATCTAGACAGTGCATAGATCATTAGTGATTTACCAGAACCTGTAGGTGACAGTAATAGTTTACGCTTGTTGCGTAATGCTTCGTAGATACCTTTGTACTGATAGTCTCTAACTTTATGTGGTAACTTTAATGTTTTTATCCAGTCTCCTAGTCCTTCGGGCGTAATGAACTCATCCACTTCTGATGGAAGTCCGTAAAATTCGTTGTCCCGATGTATGACTTCGTACCCCCTTTGCTCGCAAAACGCAACAATATAAGGGAGAAGACCAACATAAATCTCGCCTGTACCTGGGGAGAATAGTTTAATTTTCCCATCCCAATACCTCTTCTTGTAAGCTGACATGAACTTAGCTTGAGGAACCTCGAAGGTAAACTCGTCTGCCAACTCGTATTGAACGTGGGGTTCACATTCTACTGTTAGGTAAACTTCGTTTTTCTTCTGAATGTATACATTAGATTTCATAACCTTTCAAAAATTTCGCGAACTCAATCGCATTCTTAATGTAGAATGATCGGTTATTAATCGCTTGCATAATCGCTTTTAATGCCTCAACCATCTGGTTATAGTACTTCAGCTTCAGAACGGATCTCATATATTCTTCATCAGATTCCAGATATATGGGTACATCTGTTTTGAGAAGTTTAAGGTGAAAGGGTTTTTCCGATTTACCTGTATAGTACTCCCACCTTTCTCGGTAGGTTCGCTTTACATCTAACTCACCTTGATCCCGAAGGGTAGTGAATGTATTGTAAAGTCTTAAGTATTTAGCGTGTAGTCTGGGGATCTCTAAACTGTCATGATCTAATTTTTCATCATTTAGTTGTGAGTCTTTCTCCCACATGTCATTCAAAGTTTCTAGATTCATACTTTCTTATTATTTTTATCTGTGATCTCGTACAAGGTATACTTGAAATTTACCTGTGCTGTGAAGTAATTGATGTCAGTTGCTGATGCATCGAACTCAAGTGTACTTAAACTAGTAGGAAATATATTAAAGAAGTTAACTATTGATATTGCATTGTAGTTACTGTTAAGGATAAGTAAACGAGCATCACTCATTTGCTTATCAAAATCCTTAGGTCTACCTTTTTCATTTACAGTATTAAGATACTGATAAAATTCTTCTTGGTGCTTAGGGGTTGTAAGTCCCTTTAACCACTTGTAGATTTCATAGTAATTATCCAAGTCTTCATTCACTAAGAAACTCAGGTTCAGATCACCAAAGGTCATCTTATCACCAGGTATTTCATAGTCTTTAACAGGTGTTTGAATTTCTTTACTGCCAATTTCTACAGGAGGTATTGATGCAGATTGACAAAAGTAATCTACGTTAGGGGTTCTACCAATGACAAACTTAAAACCAACTGGAGATAAAAAGTTTTTATTGTTAGGACTGAATAATGTACTATCCATTAGTTAAACACAGGTCTCCATAGGTATTTATTATAGCATAAAAAAGAGGGTCTTACGACCCCCCTTCTAAAAGTTTTAGTGCATTGGTTTAATCGAATACGTTTTTACATATGCGTCTACACGCATTGGGTAAGTCTGCACATTCTATCAGACAGTCAAAGTAATCGTCGATCTTCGTTATGTTGCTTTCGCTTGTAGATGGGTCATCGGTCATACTCCAACCAGCTAATTGGTTATGTGAAACTCTGTTGTGCATTAAAAGCCTCCGTTATTTTACACCATCATATAGAGGGGTAGGTTGCATTTCCTTTCCTCCAATCCTACTATTATGTAGGCGAATCAACACTGTATTTACCGCTACATTGTAATAAAAAGAAATGCCTACGAGTTTATACCTAGACAAAAAAAGAGACCCCGTAGGGTCTCTTTGAAGTATATGTAAAGCGAAGCTTACATTAGGTTTGCAACTTTTACTCTTCTGTAGTAAGCGTTAGCGTTTAAGTTACCAGCAGCTTGTGGATCTGAATCAGATAAAGCAGCAAGTCCCTTAGCGAATGGGTTAAGAACCATTCCGTAACGAGTTTTAAACCCGATACGTGGCTGGAATGAATCCTGTCCAATCGCTCTGTACATTTGTAGCGGAACGTAAGGACAATAGAATAATCCTGCATCGTATGCATTAGAACCTTTGTATCCTACAACGTAGTACTGATCAGAACTTACGTTAGCTGAATATGGGTCAATGTATACTCTGTAACGACCGTTGAGTGTTCCAACGAATGTGTTACCAGTGTCATCAATCTCTCCAAGAGAGTTTGTTGCTCCACCGATACCTGAATCGTAGTCAAGAGTTCCACTCATAGCAAGTGCAGATGCTACATCAGCAGATGTGATGATAACATTACCCTTTCCTCTACGAGTTTCCTGTGCGATCGCGTTGGCATCTCTTTCGATCTGGAATAATAGTCCCTTGAATTTCTCAACTGACCATCTTCCATTACTGTCTACGTCTAGGTCGAATACACCTTGGTTAGCAACGTTTGCTTGAGCACCAGGTTTTGCACCTCTGTATACAGTTCTAACAACCTCACGGTTGATTTCAGCAAGTATCTCTGTTGAAAGAATATTTGCTAGTTCAGACTCGGCATCTAATCCGTGGATTGCTTTCAAGTCTTGAGCAAGTTCAACTGAGTAGTCTGCCTTTAACGCTCTACCTTTAGCTTCAACAGCAATTCTGTCGATGCTAAACGCCATTTCCATGAATGCGTTAGATGCTTGACCATCTCCTAGACCTTCTAGATCGCCTGTACCGAACTTACTTGAAGCAAGGTCGTAGTTAGTGGATGTTGTACCACCACCAGTAGCGTCGTTAATAAGACCTGGGTTCTTCTCAGTAGTAGCTGTAGGAGGAGTTCCACCCTTAGTACCAGAGAACTGTGCATCTGGCTCATTGAAGAATGCTTCGTCGCCAGTTTGATTAGTATATCTACTTCTCATCGCAAAGATAAGACCAGTAGGACCAGACATTGGCTGAACGCCTGCGATATCATAAGCAATAAGCTTAGGCATAGCACGACGGATCAAGGAAATCAGTATTGGGTCGAAACCTGCAACTGCACCTGAGTTAGTTGTCTGTGTGTTGATAGGACCAACGTTTGTTGGTGCTTCTGTTAGAACGTTACGCTCTTCTTGTAGAGCACGCTCTTGGTTTTCCAAGAGGATAGCGGTAACAGACTTACGATAGTTGTCCTTAATTTCAGGTAGACCATCATGGTTTAAGACTGGTGCCCACTTCTCTTGGAGTTTTTCTGCATTAAACATGCTAGATTTTCTCCGTTCTTGAGATTAAGTGTTTACAGTTTAGATTCTCTTAGCAAGTTGTTGTACGTACGCTGACATACTCTCACTAATAGATTCAACTTTTGCTGGCTCTTCAGAAGAGATTTCTTCTGCTACTTCAGGTGTCTTTGCACCAAAGTAACTCTCTTTGATTTGTCCAAGCTTTTCACGATACGTCTCCTCAGATTTGAATTCGACTGCTTCGGCAAGAGAAGTAAACTTATCCTTTTGAACTTCTGCAAGTCCTCTAGAATATTCATTCAAGATCTCATTTTTACGATAGTTCCCTACCTGTTCATGCAGTCCAACGTTCTTTTCAATTTGTTCGTTGAGACGGGTCTCCATTTCATCAAGTTTCTCGCTCATATCAGCGACAACATCTAGACTCTCGTCTGGAATGTTGATGTTGCTTTCAATGAACAATTTCTTTAATCCTTCCATAAATGCTTCGGTAACTTCTGAACGTAAGCCACTCTCTATGGCAAGTTCGTTCTCAGTCATCCACTCTTCACAAGCATATGATAGGAAATTCTCTACGCGACCAGCGAACTCTTCTTTGATCTTTTCGAGTTCTTCACCAATTCTGGTCTCTGCTGTCTCCTTAAGTGAAGCAACTTTTTCAGAAACCTTTGCAGATACAGCGGCTTCAAATACAGTTGTTGCTTTCTTTTGGAATTCTTCGTCAAGGTCGGCACCTGCAAGAACTGCAGCGATGTCTTCCTTTACTTCTGTTTCGGAAAGTGTTTCTCCTTCCTTCTCTACATCATCAAAAATCTTAGCGGAAAGTCCACCAGGCATACTGGATGACGCACCACTTGGTTTTGTTTGTAGTGTAGAATCTTTGGTAGCAGTCACAGGAGCAGCCGCTTTAGCACCTACGTTATCAGGTCCTTCGGGTTTTTCCTTTGTGCTTCCACCAACCTCAACAGCACTGTTTTTTAGGTCGGATTTTTGTGGAGGAACTGCACCTTTCTTGATGGCAGCGTCGCCAGTGGCAGCATCTTCCTCGATTGTTTCTTCAGGAGACGCGGTTTCTGCGATCACCTTTTTGAATTTTTCATCAATACTTGACATTTACGTAACTCCTAAACGGGTAAAAATAGATTGCGTTAAGATTTAATAATATTATTTATAAATCATAAACTTCTGAGTAAAGACTCAAACGCGGAGATCTTTCTCTCAGCAAGTTCCTCTTTAGAGGGAGCGTTATCAAGGATCTCCTTGACAGCTTCTAACTGTGCTTCTTTGATTGCACCGTCAACTAAAGCCCATTCCTTTCCTTCGTATATACCCTGAACAAAAGCATCAGGTGCGGAAGGATCTGCTACTATATCGGCAGCAGTGGAAAGAATAAAGTCGTCAGCGACTATAGATGTAGAACCCTCTTTTCTAAGAGAGCCTAAACCTCTGGAAGACACACCTAGTTGTACACCCTCTTCAAGTAAGTTCTTTGCGATCTTACCCATAGGGGTTTCTAATAGTTTAGCCTTTCCAACGAAGTTCTTACCTTCAGGTTGTAGCTCAACAATTTTGTGAGATACACGATCCAAGTTAATAGTTGGACCTTCTGGATGACCAAGTTCTCCGAGTGCTCTACCACGTTTGATAAATTCCTCATTGTACTTGCCAACTTCGCGTTCCATGGTTTCGTACTTATACATACGACCATTGCGGTTGGTGATCTCAGTTTGCAAAAAGACACCTTTAATGTAGGTACTCTTCTTACCGTCTTTTTCTTCGGTAAGGATTTCTACTGGTTCAATTTGTTCCGTGATCAGTTTCATCGGTTTCCTCTTCTTCGGTTTCATCATTGCGATTCATAACGTCTGCAGTTTCCTCTGGAGATGCTTCGCCTTCTGGAGGTAATCCAGTGGCACCATCATCAGGAACATGCGGAAACATTCTATTCGCAATATCTAACTTACTAACGTCCACAGCAGCGGCCGCTTTCACTTGTAACATGTCTTTGAGTTTTCCCAGAGCATCAGCTCTGTCATTATCCCAAAGCAAATCAACGATTTCTCGCCCTTGTGTAGCCATAATTAACAGTTATCTAAGATTTATTTATTACCGTTTGCATTTTGAGCTGCGGGTTTTTGCTTTGCTTGCTGAATTTGTGCCTTCTTCATCTCCTGATCAAGCTCTACATTTTCAGCATCTGCATCAATTTGTTGCTGATCTGCAGCAACCAATTGTAATGGATCTATTGCTCTACCAGACTTAATATCGTCTGCCATCTCAGCATCTATTTCTTCCATCTCAGTTTCAGTCTGACCTAGAATCTGAGTGCGGATATATTCAACTGAGAAGTACTTACCAATGTAAGGATCCATCTGTCCAATAACATTTAACTTCTCTGTCATCATCTCTAGGTTTTTTAGTTCCGTGAAATGATTATCATAGAGATAGTCATATTGGATATGCTCTTTCATATCATCCCAGTCTTCAGGAGTAATGATTCCTTTCAGGATGAGTTGAGTTTTTAGAGTGTCATTAAAGACATCACTAAACTTTTTGCGGAGTTTACCCACAAACTTAGTGAACTTTAATTCGTCTCTAGTAATCTCAGATGATCTTCCAAGGTTAAATGATGTAGTAGAATCTAATCTACCTGCAGGAACATTTAACGCTTTGTAAAGTTTTGTTTGGAAATATTGCACGTCTGTCAATTCTCCAAGGTTCTGACCACCTGGTAATGTGGTAATTTCTGTTCCTCTACCACCTTCTCTACGTGGTAACCAGAAATCTTCCATCATTGACATGTATTTTCTGTCATCTCTGATCTCACCAGTGGCAGCATCGTATACTAATTTGTTACGATATCTTCCCATAACTTCACGTAAGTATTGTTCTGCCTTAACCTTAGGTAAGTTACCTACGTCAATGTAGAAAATTCTACGCTCTGGTGCTCTTGATATTCTGTATATAACTAGACTATCCTCGATCATTCTAAGTTGATTGAGAACTTTAATACCTTTATGTAAGTAAGATAATACGATATTCCTATTGGTATCCATGATACCTGAGGTTACATAACAGATTGCATCCTTTGCAATTTTAATTCCGCTATTTGCAGATGTATTCTGTAGACCTTTTGGATTGTATATAAAATACTCTTCGCCTTTACCGAAGTCATACTTCATAAACTCGTCTGCAGTTTTTGGTTTTGTTATCTGCCTTACTTTCTTAATCTTATGTGGATCTACGTATCTTACTTCTTTGATTCCATCTTGAGGTCTATCAAGATCAATTACTTTATGATAATATAAACGCCCATCAATGTACCATCTGCGGAACATCTCGTGGGCTTTACTATCAAATCCAAATAGGTTTTTAATATACTCAAATTCGTCGCGGATCATAGTCTTTACACTTTCACTAACCTCAAGGTTATCAAGGTTAACATGTACTGGACTATCGTTTTGATCTGCAACGATTGCTTCGTGTATGATATCTTCGATAGCAGAATCCACTTCTGGATGCATTGCCATCTCACGATATTTTTTCACCATGTCATATTCAGTCTTGAAGTTACCGTCTAGATCAAGGTATTGACCATAGTAACCTCCTGCAATATAACTAGTAGCTCCGTCCTCGCTTGAAGGTTGGATAGGAGAGGGAGCTCTCTCCTTTTCCAATTTCTTCTTAAACGAGAAACCGAATAACTCTGCCATGATTTAATTGGTTTCTTATCCTTACTATTTAGTTACCCACCAGCAGTGGATACTCCAACTAAGTTAGTTCCATCCCCACCTGTAGTGATGTGGTACTGATATGCAAACTCAACATCAAATTCTTCGTAAGAATCATTGTTGTCATATGCTATAGCAATTTGTCCTACACTAACTGGCCATGCTCCAACTAGTTCATAAGTACGGATTGGTTCTAATTGGTTAGATCCACCTGCAAACTTGTCTAACTGAGTAACTTGAATACTCTGGAAGATATCAGAAATGTCTGCTTCTGCAACGTTGGCATCAACACCATTTGTTAGTGCGATCCATTTCTCATATGCTGAACGTAATTTAAACGCATCATCATTATAGAATGTTGCTGTCCATGTTTCATAAGTTCTGTCGCCAGGAACTTTTACAACACGACCTCTGAATGGTAGTTCAACTGTACCTACGTTAGTTGCTGGCAATGCAGCAGACTTACACATATACATGACTGGTTTGTCAGAGAGACCATCAAGTGTAGGTTCAACTAAAGTTGTACCTCCTGTTGGCCAATTGTGTTCTACTTGGAAGAGGTTAGGTCTTACACCACCTCTGATTGCTTGTTGGAACGTTAAGAGTCCCAGTGTTTTGGCTTCTACTGCCATTGGTTTTGCTCCTTAATTAATTATCTTTTGGGGACGACCTCTTCAAAGCTAACACCAGTACGTGTAGCGATAAAGGTCAATGTGATGAAGTTGATTGAGCGTGCAGGCTTGATATAGAAATCTGCCTTAAACTCGTTTGAGTCAATGACTGCACCAGTGTTATTGGTTTTGTCACAAACAACCAAGAAATCGGTGATACCTCTTTCAGCCTGAATGCTTCTAAGGTATGGTTCAACAACATTCTTAAAGTTGTTACGAGTAAACTCATCATTAAGTTCAAAAAGAACCCCCTTCGCAGCGTTGCCAATAGTCTTCTCTATCACATTAAAGAGACGACGGACGTTGATGCGATCAAAAGCGGATGGTGAAGCGAGAGCAGTTTTGTCTCCGAACAGAAGGATACCTTGACCAGGAAGAGAAGTAATTGGATTAATTCTATTCTGATAAAGTTTGTCTCTTTCAGTTCTGGTTGGTGAGAATGCTAACTTAACAGCATTCTTGATGGCACCACGATTCAAACCTGCGGGTGAGAACCAAGGTAAACCATTAGCAGTTGTAGCAGCACATAATCCTGCAACATCTCCGTTGCAAGGTACGTAACGATACTTGTCTGCAAATCTGTCGTAGATGTACTTCCAACCATTGTCAAACACACCGAATGATGTTGCTTGCATTGTGTCGTAGAAGTCTACTACGTTTTGTGCTTGTGTTGCTGAACTAGTAACTCCAACAACATTTCCTTTCCATGGTGAGAGGAATGCAATACAATCTTTTCTTGCTGAACTGATTGTTAAAGCAGCAGCTGCGATTGCTTTTGTATTGCTTTCTGCAGATGCACCTGATCCAATGTCACCAGGACCCATGAGTAGATAATCTATCTCAACTGTTTCAGTGTCTGCAAACTCTTGCATTGCTGAGATAATCTCTCCAGAAGTTGCTCCACCTGATTCTGCACCTTTGATGAAAGTATATTCACTAACACCTGAAAGGTCAAATGCAGTTGTAGCATCACTTCCTTTGTTATTAGTGCCTGAGATGTTACCACCAGTAATAGACTGGTTTGCACTTACATCATATATTCCTACAGTTTCATGAGAACCCCAGTAGATCCAATCTGATCCATCAAGAAGTACTTGTGGATAATAGTTTTGAGAACCTTCAGATGTTCTACCATTGTTTGCTTTTGAAAGATAAGTAAATTTTTCAAGAAGCGTATTTGGTGAACCAGTTATTTCGCCAGTTGCGTCATATACTACAACATGTATCTCATCTTTAGATCCACCACGATCAGCAACATAAGGAGAAGTTGTTGGTCTAGGAGCAATTGCAGACCAAGGTAAAGCAGGTTTATTACCTACAGCAGGGTAAACTACTTGCTCATCATACCAGTTTGATTTAGCAGTTACGTTGAGGTCAGTAACACCGTTTTCAATAACGTCAGTTGCTACCCAAGTATCTGAAGTAATCAAGGAAACCTTGTTGTTGGCACCATCCCATGCAAAGATGTATCCAGACTTCGCACCATTAGGGCTAGCGGATGCAGTCTGAACTTGTGTACCTATAGTTGATGTGGTAAGAGCACCATCTAATGTGAGGGTGACATCAGCACCTGTATCAATAGTTGCTACGCGAAGAGAGTTCTGATCTGCACCAACGTTTCTTGCTGCAAACCTAAATGGGTTATTTCCTGCGTAAAAATAATCTGCTTCGTATACGTCCTTTGTTGGTATAGAAAGAGTATATGGTGAAGTTACTGAATCATCTGATGCTGTTAGTTGTCCTGATGTTGCACAACGAACTACATCAATAACACCACCGTATGATAGGAAACTTGCAGCTGTCCACCAAGTCTCTGCGTTGTCATCAGTTGGTTCTCCGAAAGTTTCAATTAATTGAGCTTCTGTTGATATACGGACTGGTGTTAATACTGGTCCTTTTAGGAAGGCACCAGCAATTGCTCCAACGTTTACTTCAACCGTCTCAATCGAACCAATAGTCAGATCTCTTTCTTGAATCTCAACTCCTGGCGATAAGAGCGTGCTAGCCATGCGATTACTCCTGATAATAAATCAATTTTTGTCTATAGTTATTTAGAAATTGGAGCTTTTTCAGCGATACTCCCACATGAATGCTTTATCACCATACTCATCTACTTTGAATTTTTCCCAGTCATCATAGTCTGGATCGTTCATATCAATAGTCCAAACATTCCCTTCATTGTCTACTATACGTTCGTCTTCTAATCCATCATCAATGAATCCAAAAGGTGCCATGTCTTGTTCAATAGCATTCTTTTGCTCTTCATATATGCGTCTTCTGATGTCCTGATCGGTCATCTCTTT